AAAGAAAAATGGTATGATTATATAGATGAAGAATTTACCAAAAGAGATCAAGGTTACTGGTTTTATATTAAAGGCGAAATTGTTTATATTACTGGCACTCATTACATGTACTTGCAATGGTCAAAAATCGACATTGGAGCGCCAGATTACAGAGAATCAAATAGATTATTTTTTATATTTTGGGAAGCTTGCAAGGCAGATAACAGATGTTACGGGATGTGCTACCTTAAAAACAGAAGATCTGGATTTTCATTTATGTCCTCGGCAGAGCTTGTTAACCAAGCAACAATATCTAGTGATGCCAGATTTGGTATACTTTCTAAATCTGGATCAGATGCTAAAAAAATGTTTACAGATAAAGTCGTACCAATTTCCGTTAACTATCCGTTTTTCTTCAAACCGATCCAAGACGGTATGGATCGTCCTAAAACCGAGCTGGCATACAGAGTCCCAGCTTCAAAACTTACTAGAAGAAAGCTTGAAAGTAATGAACAATTAAGAGAATTAGACGGACTTGATACGACTATTGATTGGAAAAATACTGGTGATAACTCTTATGATGGTGAAAAGCTAAAACTACTTGCGCACGACGAAAGCGGTAAATGGGAGAGGCCTGATAATATATTAAACAACTGGAGAGTTACTAAAACTACATTAAGACTAGGTAGAAGAATCGTAGGAAAGTGTATGATGGGCTCAACTTCAAATGCGTTAGATAAAGGTGGAAACAATTTTAAAAAACTATACAGAAATTCAGATGTTACAAAAAGAAATAGAAACGGACAAACATCTTCTGGACTGTATTCTCTTTTCATCCCTATGGAGTGGAACTACGAAGGATACATGGATACTTATGGATCACCTGTATTTCTTACGCCAAAAGATAAAGTCTACGGAATTGATGGTCTCTCAGTTGAAATCGGAGTAATAGAACATTGGGAAAACGAAGCAGAAGGATTAAAAGAAGATCAAGACGGTTTAAACGAGTTTTATAGACAATTCCCAAGAACAGAAAAACACGCGTTTAGAGATGAAACAAAACAATCTTTATTTAATCTAGTTAAAATATATGAACAAATAGATTATAACGAAGGTATTAACAATATTAAAAAAATCTCAAAAGGTAACTTTCAATGGTCTAATGGTGTTAAAGACACAAGAGTTGTTTTTATACCTAGCAACAATGGCAGATTTAATATAAGTTGGTTTCCAGATTCTACTTTACAAAATAGAGTAATATTAAAAGATGGTAAAAAGTTTCCTGGAAACGAACACATTGGTGCTTTTGGTTGTGATAGCTATGATATATCAGGTACTGTTGATGGTAGAGGATCTAATGGATCTCTTCATGGATTAACAAAGTTTAGTATGGAAGCAGCACCTCCTAATCATTTTTTTTTAGAATATATAGCAAGACCAGAAACTGCTGAAATATTTTTTGAAGATGTTTTAATGGCTTGTGTTTTTTATGGTATGCCAATACTAGCTGAAAACAATAAACCTAGATTACTATATTACTTTAAACGTAGAGGTTATAGAGGTTTTTCTATAAATCGTCCTGATAAAATATGGAATAAACTATCTGTTGCAGAAAAAGAAGTAGGTGGAATACCTAATTCAGGAGAAGACATTAAGCAAGCGCATGCCGCTGCAATTGAAACTTACATAAGTAATTATGTAGGTAGAATAGATGAAAGTTATGGAGATATGTTCCACCAACCAACATTAGAAGATTGGGCTACTTTTAATATAAATAATAGAACTAAGCACGATGCTTCTATTAGTTCTGGATTAGCTATAATGGCTTGTAATAAAAATAAGTACAAACCAAACTTAGATAGAGCTACAAAATCTATTAATTTAGGAATTAAAAAATATAACAATCAAGGAGATTTTTCACAAATAATTAAATAAATGATAAACACAGATAGTTTTAGTATTTTCCCTGATCAGATAGTATCTGATGAAGTTAAAGCAAGTTTAGATTATGGACGAAAAGTTGGTAAAGCAATTGAGACTGACTGGTTTAGTGGCACTAGAACTGGAGTTACAAATAGATACAATTATAATTACAACAATTTTAGAACATTAAGATTATACGCTAGAGGTGAGCAGCCTGTACAAAAATACAAAGACGAACTTTCTATAAATGGTGATTTATCTTATCTTAATTTAGACTGGAAGCCTATACCTATAATACCTAAGTTTGTAGATATAGTAGTTAACGGTATGTCTGATAGAATGTACGACATAAAAGCTTATGCTCAAGATCCTGCTTCATTAAAGAAAAGAACAGCTTATGCAGAGTCAATATTGAGAGATATGCAGGCTGATGCTTTTTTAGGTAATATAAAAAGCGCTTTAAATATAGATTTATATGCTACAGAAAATCCAGAAGACTTACCACAGAATCAAGAAGAACTAAATTTACATATGCAGCTTGATTATAAACAGTCTGTAGAAATAGCAGAAGAAGAAGCTATAAATACTGTTTTAGATTTTAATAAATATGACTTAGTTAGAAGAAGATTTAATGAAGACTTAACCATACTTGGTATAGGCGCTGTTAAAACTTCTTGGAATAAATCAAATGGAATAACAGTAGAATATGTTGATCCTTCTAGGCTTGTTTATTCTTATACTGACGATCCAAATTTTCAAGATATTTGGTACGTTGGAGAAGTAAAACCTATAACATTACCAGAGCTTAAAAAACAATTTCCAAATTTAACTACTGAAGAATTAAATAAAATATCAAAATATCCAGGTAATAGCCAGATGATGTATAACATGGATGCTAGAAATGATGGCAACATGGTTTATGTATTATATTTTGAATATAAAACTTTTAGTGAACAAGTTTTTAAAATAAAACACACAGCCAACGGTTTAGAAAAAGCTTTAGAAAAGCCTGATACTTTTAATCCTATAGAAAATGATAATTTTAATAGAGTATCTAGATCTATAGAAGTTTTATATAGCGGTGCTAAAATACTTGGACATGATGAGATGTTGAGATGGGAAATGTCAAAAAACATGACAAGACCTTCTTCAAACATAACAAAAGTTAACATGAACTACTCTATATGTGCACCTAAAATGTACAAAGGAAGAATAGAGTCTTTAGTTAGTAGAGTGACAGGGTTTGCTGATATGATACAATTAACACACTTAAAATTACAGCAAGTTTTAGCTAGGATAGTTCCTGATGGTGTTTTTGTTGATGTAGATGGTTTAGCAGAGGTTGATTTAGGAAACGGAACTACATATAATCCTCAAGAAGCTTTAAACATGTATTTTCAAACTGGTTCTATTGTTGGTAGATCAATGACTCAAGATGGTGATCTGAACCACGGTAAAGTTCCAATACAAGAACTTTCTAGCTCTAGTGGTCAAGCTAAAATAGCTTCTCTAATACAAACTTATCAATATTACTTACAATTAATCAGAGACGTTACTGGTCTTAACGAAGCTAGAGATGGTAGTCAGCCAGGCAAAGACTCATTAGTTGGTTTGCAGAAGCTAGCCGCAGCTAATTCTAATACAGCTACAAAACATATATTAAACGCAAGTCTATACTTAACTATAAGAACATGTGAGAATATTGCCTGTAGAATTGCAGACACTTTAGAATTTGAATTAACTAACGAAGCTTTAAAATCAGCTATAAGTTCTTACAATACTGGAACTTTAGAAGATATATTTAATTTACACTTATATGATTTTGGTATATTCTTAGAACTAGTTCCAGATGAAGAAGAAAAAGCTCAACTAGAACAAAATATACAAGTAGCGCTACAACAGCAAAATATAACTTTAGAAGATGCTATAGATATAAGACAAATTCATAATCTAAAGCTAGCTAATCAGTTAATAAAAGTAAGAAGAAAGCAAAAAGCAAAAGAAGATCAAGCCGCTCAACAAGCTAATATACAAGCTCAAGCACAGGCTAATGCAGAGGCTTCAGAAAGATCAGCTATGGCTGAGGTTCAAAAACAAGAAGCCTTAGCTCAAACAGAATTGCAAGTAGAAAAAGGAAAATCTGAATTTAGCATACAAAAATTACAAGCTGAAGCTGAAATAAAAAGAGGCATAATGGAAATTCAATTTGGATACGACATGCAATTAGAGCAAGTTAAAACTCAAGCTATTATACAGAAAGAAGAAATAATAGGCCAAAGAGAAACATCTAAAGAAGCTGAAATAGAAGATAGAAAAGACAAAAGAGCTAAAATAGTTGGAACTCAACAGTCAGCTATGATTGGACAAAGACAAAATAAAGAAATGCCAATTGACTTTGAAACTAATCAAGACAACCCTATAGAACTAGCACAATCTATGATGGGTAATAGTTAATTATTATATTATATATTATGAACAAAGAAGAAGTAAAACAAGAGGGCGAATTTAAAATTAAAAAGAAACCCGGAAGACCTAAAACACTTAATAAAAAAGACGGTGTGACAAAAATAGATTTATCAAAAAAAGAAGAACCTAAAGAAGATGAAAAACCTAAAGAAGAAGTTGTTTTAAACAAGCAGGTTGAAGAGGAAAAGGTTGAAGAAAAGCCAGTTGATAAAACGATTGAAGAAAAAATTGACGAAAAACCATTGATGGAAGAAGTAGTCAAAGAAGAAGTTAAAAAAGAAATTAAAGAACCTGTAGAAAAAGCCGAACCAGAAATTAAACTACCTGAAAATGTAGAAAAATTAGTAGGTTTTATGAATGACACAGGTGGTACTTTAGAAGATTACGTAAGATTAAATGCTGATTATAAAAACATAAATGAAGAAGCCTTACTTAATGAGTACTATAAAAAAACTAAGCCACATTTAAATCAAGAAGAAATTAACTTTATATTAGAGGATAATTTTTATTTTGATGATGAGGCTGATGACGAGCGAACAATAAAGAAAAAACAAGTAGCTCGTAAAGAAGAAATTGCAAAAGCCAGAAACTTTTTGGAAGAAACCAAGAGTAAGTATTACGACGAGATCAAGTTGAGACCGGGCGCTACTCAGGAACAACAAAAGGCTATGGATTTTTTCAATAGATATAACGAAGAACAACAAAGAACAAAAACTATTTCAGACAAATTTCAAAAAAGAACTAGTGACTTATTTAATAACGATGAATTTAAAGGTTTTAAATTTGACGTAGGAGAAAAAAGTTTTAGATATGGAATTAATAATGAAAAAGTTGGCCAAGATCAGTCTAATCTAGATAATTTTTTGAGAAGGTTTCTTGATAAAGATGGACAAATATCTGATGTACAGGCATACCATAAAGCTCTTTACACTGCCACTAATGCTGATACTATAGCTAAACACTTTTATGAACAAGGTGTGGCTGACGGTACTAAAGACTTAATATCTAAATCTAAAAATATAGATGATACACCTAGACCTAGTGCTAGTGGTGATATTTTTATAAATGGATTAAAAGTCAAGGCAATAACAGGTGGTGATAGTTCTAAGTTAAAAATAAAAAGAAAAATAACAAATAAATAAAAACTAAAAAAATGGGTTTTACAAACACAGGGTCTTTCCCTGCAAAAATTGTGCCTTCTCAAAAAAAGTTAGCTTTAGAGACTAATTACTTAGACTTTACAGGCGGACAAAATGATTTTGCACAGCAATATTTACCTGAGCTTTATGAGCAAGAGGTAGAAAGATACGGAAACAGGACTTTGTCTGGTTTCTTGAGAATGGTTGGTGCTGAGATGCCAATGACATCTGATCAAGTAATTTGGTCTGAACAAAATAGATTACACGTAGCTTATGATGCTGTTACAAGTATCGCTCAAGGTGGTGGTGAAAATGGTTCTAGTAGAATTACTATTAACATGGCTAACACTGACGCTACTAATCCAGCTATAAGAACTGGTCAAACTATTTTAGTTTCTGACAATGACACAGGTCTTATTACTCAGAAAATGTTAGTTGTAGGATCTACAATATCTGGAAAATCAGATGGTGGAGCTTACGCTGGTAATGCTAACCAAGTAGATGCTATACCTTATGACAGTTCTACTGTAAATGCTACTTTAGCAGCTGGACCATGTAGCTTATTTGTATACGGTTCTGATTTTGGAAAAGGTACTGACGCTATGAAAGGTGCTATTCAACCAAACTTTACTCAATTTAGCAACAACCCTGTTATTCTTAAAGATCACTTTGAGATAAACGGTTCTGATACTGCACAAATTGGTTGGGTTGAAGTTGCTACTGAAGATGGAACATCTGGATATTTATGGTACTTGAAGTCTGAGTCTGAAACAAGATTAAGATTTGATGACTATTTAGAGATGATGATGGTTGAATCTGAAAAAGCTGCTTACGATTTCAAATATGATGGAACAGTTGCATCAACTGGTATTCAAGTTAATGGATCTGAAGGTTTATTTGCTGCTATCGAAGCAAGAGGTAATGTATACTCTGGTTTTTCTGGTGCTGCTGCTCCTGGAGCTGGTGCATTAGGTGACTTTGATGTTATACTACAACAACTAGATAAGCAAGGAGCTATTGAAGAAAACATGTTATTCTTAAATAGATCTACTGCTCTTGATTTTGATGACATGATTGGCGCTATGGCCGGTGGTGGATTTGGTTCTACTGCTGCTGCATCTTATGGTCTTTTTGACAATGAGTCTGAAATGGCATTGAATTTTGGATTTTCAGGTTTTAGAAGAGGTTCTTATGACTTTTACAAAACTGATTGGAAATACTTAAATGACGCATCTACAAGAGGTTTATCTAAAGCTATTGATGGTGTAATGATTCCTGCTGGAACAACTACAGTATATGATCAAATGATGGGTGTTAATATTAGACGTCCTTTCTTACACGTTAGATATAGAGCTTCTGAAACTGAAGATAGAAGATACAAGTCTTGGATCACTGGATCTGTAGGCGGAGCTTATACTTCTGGTTTAGACGCAATGTCAGTACACTTCTTGTCTGAAAGATGTTTAGTAACACAAGCTGCAAATAATTTTGTATTGTTTAAGGCTGCGTAATTTTTTAACCTCTAAACATACAAATTATGAGTTATATTAAACTTCCCTTAAAAGGGACAACAAATCCTCTACAAAATTACATTGTATGTAATGTAGATGGTGTGTATGAATTAGAACTTTCAGGTTCTGATGTTATACACTTGTACTATACTTCTCCTGCTTCTACAGGAGACGATTATTTAATGGTTAGTATCACGTATGATGGAACTGTTGTTGCGGCTGATGTTGTTAATTTACAAAAATTAATAGCAGAAGTAAATCAACAAGAGGGAAACGTACCTACATTTAATCTTTTATCAGAAGCTAAAGTTTTTACTGGATCAGCTGGCAAAGGTGTAGAGGCTAAATCTGTAAACCCTGTTTAAAACATAGAATATGAGTAATTATATAAAAATGGCTATTTCTGCTAATCCAGGAAGAGCTTTGGTAACTACGGCTGGTGCTTTAACTGCTTCTATTACTACTAATAGTACAGACGCAACTGTAGTAGGTGCTACAGGTAGAGCTTTTACCACTAGTGGTGGTGGAATTGGCGCTACTGTTGCTTTAACTGTCGTGTCTGGAATTGTTACAGTTGCTACGGCAACTGTGCGAGGTGATGGCTTTAAAGTTGGTGATACACTTACTTTTGATAAGTCTGTTATTGGTGGATCAACTGATGTTGTTATAACATTAGTAGAAGATGATTTAACTGCTGTTGATGCAGATGCTGGATCAGAACAGTTGATACCAATTGATGACATAATATCTGTTGAAAGCGTGCTATCTGCTGGAAGCTTAGTTGATAATAAGTTATTTATTTCAACTAAAGTAGCTAGTGGTGACACTACTAACACTCATTCAGAATTTGCTGGATGGACAGTTACTTTTTCAGATCTTAAATATGACGAAGCTAATTGTATAGCTTCTATTTCAGAAGCTATAGCTAAAGCTGATTCTGCTGTAAACTCGCAACCTGTTGTTGCTTTGTTTGCTGGCGCAGAAGTGGAAGCAATTGCTTACGGAAAAAACCCGACTACTCTTTCGTAGTAGTCAAACAATAACAAGATCCCGCTTCGGCGGGGTCTTTTTTAATTATTATATTATATTATATTATGGAAAAAATAAAAGCGAAAGCTAAAACAGAAAAAAAAGATGTATTTAACGGTTGGGAAATAAAAGACCGAAGATACGTATTAAAAGGAAATTTTGAACCTTTAACATATTCTATACCTGTTAGACATACTAACAAGTATCCACTACTTTGGTTTGACCAAGAAAAAGGATACAATAGAGAATTAAGATATGCTACTAACCAAAAGTCTGTATTTGTAGACGAGCAAGATGGTCCAGTTACTTTAAAACATGTTATATTTGAAAAAGGTTTTTTGCAAGTTAACAAAGAAGAAACAACTTTGCAAAAGTTTTTAAGTCTACACCCTCAGTGTAATAAAATGTTTTACGAGCATGATCCAAAACAAATAGCCTCTGACGAAGTTGAGACTATAGAAATGGAAATAGAAGCTTTAAATTTAGCACAGAACTTAGAGATAGATCATTTAGAAGCTATAATGAGAGTTGAAATGGGTAGCAATGTTAGCAACATAAGTAATAAAGAACTTAAGAGAGATGCTTTAATATTTGCTAAAAATAATCCAAGTATTTTTGTTGACTTAGCAACTGATCAAAATGTTCAGTTAAGAAACTTAGGTATTGTGGCTGTAGAAAAAGGTATATTAACATTATCTGGGGATAATAGAACATTCTCTTGGGGTAGTAATAATAGAAAATTATTTAATGTTCCTTTTGATGAACACCCTTACTCAGCACTAGCCGCTTGGTTTAAAACTGACGAAGGACTTGAGGTTTTTAATTCTATAGAGAAAAAACTTAAATAACAAGTGATTATAATAAAGGTGGTTTAATC